GACACTATCAACAAGAAGAATAACCTATGGTACTGCGAAACTATCGGGGCTACTAATCCATGTGGCGAACAGCCTCTGCCTCATAACGGCGCGTGTTTGCTAGGGTCATTCAACCTAGTTAAGTATGTGCTTGATGGTCAGTTTGACTACGGTCTGTACACCGGTGACATCGCTAATGTTGTACGGGCGATGGACAATGTGATTGATCGAACCATCTACCCGCTTAAAGAACAAGAGATTGAAGCTAAGGCTAAAAGACGCATGGGTCTTGGTGTAACCGGTCTGGCTAACGCCGGTGAAATGATGGGGCTACCATATGCTTCACAAGAATTCATGGAGTGGATGGAGAAGGTACTAACGATACTGCGTGACCATTGTTACGCAACATCGGCTGACCTAGCGGCAGAGAAAGGTTCGTTCCCGAAATACGAGGAAGAACTGTACACGCAAGGGGATTTCTATCAGACCCTATCTGATTGGGTTAAGGATAAGATTGAACGTCAGGGTCTACGGAATTCACACCTGACCAGCATCGCCCCCACCGGTACTATCAGCCTCACAGCCGACAACGTATCGTCCGGCATCGAGCCGCCGTTCAGCTTGTACTATGACCGGACTATCCAGAACTTTGATGGGCAGACTATCGAGCGTGTAGAAGACTATGCGTACCGCCAAGGCTTTGCCGGTCGTACTGCAAATGAAATCCCAGCGCGTGACCATGTCCGTGTCTTGGCATTAGCATCAGGTCTGGTGGACTCCGCCGTATCTAAGACGTGTAACGTAGGTGACGATGTGACCTATGAGGAATTCAAGACGCTGTACGAGAATGCCCATGCGCTGGGCTGTAGTGGAATAACTACGTTCCGTGCGGCTGGTAAAAGGTACGGAATTCTCAATGAAGTCAAAGAACAGGACAACGAGCCTAAAGCTGAAGCCTGTTTTATCGATCCTAATACCGGACAGAAGGAGTGTGCATGACACCCCAAGAGTTTGGAATGTGGGGTCTAGCAGTTATCGTATGGCTCTTCGCGGCATTCTTCGCCGCGTGGGGCTATGCGGCTGTCAGATCCGAAAAGAATAAGATGTGGTTAGAAGAGCAAATGCGGTTGCGCTTCCTTGAACAAGTAGACCGTGAAGAAATGCAAATTGAAATCCACGAAGAATAGAGGATGGTTCTGCCCATGACAATTAAACTTGACGAAGACTATCCTTTCCCTGCGACAGCGGAGCAACTGATTGACATACTCGATCAGACCTACCCGCATCGATGTATGGGGAAAGATGAAGACTTAATTGCACACCAAAGATATAGCGCGGTACGGGAACTGATTGATCAGCTTATTGTAGCCCGCGCTGAGTACTATGAGGAACAGTTAGATGATACGACCAATGAGTCCGGCTGATGTTGATGAATGTATAGCATTCGGAAAAGAGATGCATGAAGAAAGTTATTTCAAATCTTTAGACTTCTCTGAGGAAAAACTACAGCTACTGTGGCGGACGATTACGTTTCAGCCTAAGAACTTCTGCGCGTTTGTCGCAGAGAAGGACGAGCGTGTCATTGGTTTCTTCATTGGTGTCTGTCAAGAACATTGGTTTGGGAACGACAAAGTAGCGTGTGACCTAGCCTTGTTTATTACTAAAGAGGAACGAGGTGGTACTGCCGCCGTCCGTCTAATTAAAGCCTATGAACAATGGGCGCGGGATGTAGGCGCAGCGGAGATTCACATCGGTACTTCAACTAACGTCAACTCAGAGCGCGTTACGAAACTATTTGAGAAGATGGGTTTCGGCAATAAGGCGTTCTATTACCGGAAGAGGAATTAAGCTATGTGTGGAGGAAGACCATCCGCCCCGCCGCCACCTCCACCGCCACCCCCAGCACCACCAGCCCCGACTGGCCCAGCCCCATCAGCAAGCACATTGCCTGATGCACAGGGTTACATTCAGTCACGCCGGAAGAAGAAAGGTAGTGCGCGTCAGAACCTACGGATTCAATTGAACCAAGGTAATGGCATGGGAACTGCGGTTGGAACAGGCATTAACACTAACCAATAAGGTGAAACCAAATGGCAGAAACGGCACGATCCCGCTACGAACTAATGAAGCGGAAGCGTGACCCATATCTACGAAGGGCAAGAGATTGTGCCGCTCTGACAATACCAGCCCTGATGCCGCCGGAAGGACACAACGAATTTGCTGTTCTTCCAGAGCCGTATCAGGGTCTTGGTGCTAGAGCCACAGTGAGCCTTGCCAGTAGACTTATGGTCGCGATGTACCCGCCAGGAAAATCATCGTTTAAGCTAGACGTACCAGCCGAAGCCCGTCTTCAGTCTGGTGAAATGGCACTTACCCCTGACATCGAACAGGGGCTTGTCATGTCAGAAACGCTAATCGGTGCAGAGATCGAGCGGAAACAATGGCGTAGGTCAACAAACCTCGCGCTACAGTATCTATTGGTGACAGGAAACTGTCTCGAATTTATGCAACCAGATAACTCCATCCGTATATTCAGGCTAGACCAATACTGCGTCAGCCGTGATATGCAGGGGGAAGTACTAGAAATAATAACTGAAGAATATCTAAGCCCTGAGAGTCTACCTGAACAGGCAAGAGGTATGGTCAGTTCTGATGATTTCAGCGACAACCGCGTGGCACTCTATACGCATACTAAGCGTAACAAGAAGGGTGAGTACGAGGTCTATCAGGAAATCAACAGCAAGACTGTGCCTAATTCTAAAGGCGTATATACAGTTATTCCTTACAACGCACTTCGCTACACTTCGGTAGTTGGTGAGGACTATGGACGCGGTAAGATCGAAGAGCATCTTCCTGATCTACGCACCATCGATGCGTTGTCAAAATCTCTCATTGACGGCGCGGCTATGGCTTCGCGCAACGTCACTATGATCAGACCTAACGCGGCAGGGGGTATTAACCTACGCCGCCGCATCGCAAAGGCAGACAACGGCGACATCGTTGTTGGTAACGCTGAAGACATTGTGATGCTACAGTTCCAAAACAATAACGGTATGCAGCTTTGTGCCGCTGAATTGGAACGACAGACCCGTGAAGTATCACAAGCGTTCCTGATGGGCGCGGCGACAGTCCGTGACTCAGAGCGTACCACCGCATTCGAGGTCAGACGTATGACTGAAGAACTCGAAAGCACACTAGGTGGTGTGTACTCACAGCTTTCAGAAACAATGCAACAGGCACGGATGTCTCGTTTGATAACGCAGATGAAACGTGCAGGGCAACTACCGGCCTGGCCCGATGGTCTGGTCGAGCCAGTTATTCTTACTGGTATGGAAGCATTGGGTCGCGAACAAGATGTCAATAAGGTTCAGACTGCACTCCAGTTCCTTTCTGGTATGCCGCCTGAAATGATGAAGTATATCAAGATGGATGTACTTCTTGGTAAAGCCTTTCATGGTTTGGATTTACCTGACGCAATTCGCAACAAACAAGAAGTCATGGAAGAAGCGCAAGAACAGGCGCGTGTACAGGCACTACAGACAGGGGCTAATGCCGCTGCTCAACAGGCTGGTATGCAAGGCGCAGAAGCAGTTGTCCAACAAGCTATGCAGCAACAAATGTGAGGTAAATAATGAACGATACAGATGCACAAGTTGTGCCGGGGTCTGACGAATACAATCAGCAAATGATTGACAGATTTCAAGGTCAGGACGCTGAAGCAGAATTAGGCAATCAGCCTGATCCCGTACCGGTTCAGCCCATGCCAGAAGGTGGATACGAGAAGTTCTATGATCAATCTACTGGTGAATATAATTGGGAGAACCATGCCAAAGAACTTGCCTACAGATTGCAACAACAGCAATCAGAAGAACAGGTGGAAGATCAACAGACCGGTGAGACGGCGGAGCAACAGACAGCCGTCAACGACATCATCACCCAAGCCGGTCTTGACCCAAATGTCTTGCGACAACAACTCGAAGACAACGGCGAACTCGCAGAAGACGCGATGGCTGCGTTGGAGCGGGTGGGACTTCCGCGAGACATTGTAGAGACATATGTTGATAACCTGAATTTCAGACGTGAGCAAACCATCAACGAAGCATTAGACTACGTTGGCGGCGAACAGGCATGGCGTGACATGGTAGATTGGGGTCTTGCTAACTTATCAGAAGGTGAGATTGAGCAATACAACAATCTGTTAGGCACACCTGAATGGCGCATCGCGGCGGATGCTATTCGTGTCCGTATGGGTGATGCCGCACCTAATCGTACTGCTGAACCTAACTTGATGACCGGACAGCAACAGAACGGCTCGACCTTTGGTTACCGTTCTAAGTCTGAAATGAAGTCAGATATGTCAGACCCACGGTACACATCAGACCCATCATTCCGACAGGAAGTGATGCGTAAGATGCAGTCCGCTACATGGGATCTAGACGCACAATAAGAATGGGGGGTCTTCGGACTCCCTATTTTTTACTAATTAGGTGTCCTTCTGCCCGATAAAGTCGCGGCATAGGTTGATGCACAACAAGTACGGCAGACCCGATAAGTCGGACAATCTGTGTGGAAGAGAGTGATAAACCGTCAAACACTAAACTCAAACTCTCGATAGGAGAAAATACTATGGCTACAGGTACAGCCTCTTCTCCCGTCCGCTTTGGTAAAGGACAATCGTCTCCCGTAGATAATCGCTCCCTTTATCTTGATATTTTTGGCGGCGAGATTATTACGGCTTTCGATAACGCAACCGTAACTCTCGATAAGCACACTATCAAGTCACTTAGCGGCGGTGCTAAATCTTACCGTTTTCCAAAGACATGGAAAGCGGAAGCAGAATATCATACACCTGGCACAGAATTGCTGGGCAATGATTTCACAACTGGTGAACTCACCATTAACGTAGATGACATCCTTGTATCGCACTATGCGATTGCTGACTTGGATCGCATTCTGTCTCACTTCGATATGCGTAGCATCATTTCAAAAGAAATGGGTACTGCATTGGCTAAAGTGTTCGACCAGAACGTATTCCGTCAGTTGATCCTTGCAGCCCGCGATGCTGGTTCTTCTCCGTTCCCCGGTGGTGAATCTATCGTTGACGCATCACTTGCGGCAACCGCTGGTGTCTATGACGGCATCGATTGGATTGACGCAATTCGTGACGCAAACATCCGTCTGTTCAACAAAGACGTACCAGAAGATATGCCGCGCTACCTTGCGGTTACTACTGAAGTCTTTGACGCGATCAAGTACGCGAAGGACAGCAATGGTCAGTATCTCGTACTGAACCGTGATTTCCAAGCTGACACTGCCGGTGGTATCTCAAGCCGTGCAGAAACCATCAAGATCGATGGTGTGACAGTTGTTAAGTCACGCAACATCCCAGCAACTGATGAGTCCGCCGCAACCGGTGTGTACTCTAAGTATCGTGCAGACTTCTCAAACACCGTTGGTGTTATGTGGTGTCCGCAAGCTGTTGCTACTGTTAAGCTGATGGATATCAGCATGGAAACAGAGCGCGATGTTCGCCGTCTTGAGGACTTCATGGTTGCCAAGATGTTCGTAGGTCACGGCACTATGCGACCTGAAATGGCTATCGAATTCAAGACAGCCTAATTTATCGGGAGAGTCCATGTGGCTCTCCCTTTTTTTTACAGGAGTGAACTATGTCTCTTACAAAGCTAGAAGCAGTAAACATGGTTCTGGATGCTATCGGTGAGTCACCGGTATCGAGCCTGACATCTGGTCTGCCTGACGCGGAAGCGGCTGAAGCTAAACTAGACGAAGTACGGGTTGAGATTTTGTCACGCGGCTGGCATCAGAACATTGAAAAAGACGTGACGTTAAAGCGTGACGCAAACAACGAAATTCTACTATCTAATATCTACTTGCGAGTCGATAGTACCGGTGGTGATAAAGATGTGAATGTGGTTCAAAGATATTCAAACGGTAAACGTAAGCTGTTTAATATTACAAAACGTCAGTACACATTCGATAAAGACCTAGTGGTCGATCTGATTATTGATATCCCATTCGATGAACTTACTGTCGAACTCCAAAACTACATCGCCGCTAGAGCAGCGCGAAAATTCCAAGAGTCTGCATTAGGCTCTGCATCACTAGACTCATTCACAGTCCGCGCTGAAGCGGAGTCATGGGCTGGTCTACAGGATGCAGAAGCGGAGAATGAAGACAACAACATAATCAAATCGAGTCCTCATGTGTCTTATGCCACATATAGATTTCATCCAAGCTGGGGGAGATAACTCATGGGTAAACTGGTCGAGCAAAGCATCAAGACCATG